TACCTTATTAACACTACTAATAGGGTTTTCTGATAAAGCACTAAAGCCTAGCATAATTAACTCGGTTTAGTTGGGAATGTTATATTGCTTAAAGCCATGTCAACTGGCTCTGTTTTAGTGATGTCTCGTAATGCTTGTCTGTATGTCTTCCAATCTTTACTCATAGTAACATCAGAATTACCCATCCAATCTGTTTCAGCTAATAATTCGTTTCTTTTGTCTCTTAATTTAGCCATTCTTTGTATTAATGTTCCTTCTAAATTTTGTTTATCTTCTGCTTGTTTTAATGCAATCTCTGCATCTGTCATTTCTATTTCAATACCATCAACTATTTTTTTCATGCTGATTTTATCCCATATAAACTAAATGTGCCTTGTGCAACATTGCCACTTGCAAATTGGAATTTTAAATTATTAATTGCTGTTCTATCAGAATTTGATGAACCTATAATTTTTGAACCACCAGTCCACCAATAGTCATTACCAGTATTATGACCACCATCATTGTCGTGTGCATTATGACAACTAAAATACATTGCTTTAAAACCAGTAGTCTGCCTTAAACCAATAAACATCAAGTCTGCACTCAAACCTTTATTTGCAGTATTTTCTGTTCCAGCACCTATTTGTATTTTAGCATCACTATTCCCATTTGTACCAGCTCTACCAAAATCAAGAGATGCTTTTAAATCTGCATAAGTCATGTGTTGCTCAATAAGTATATCATAAGTTGAACCATTGTCATCTGACGGAAAAACAAAAAGTGCTTGTCCATTTGTTGCAGGAGCTGCAAATCTAATAGTAACTTTATAATCCATGTATGTATCAGTAATTAAAGACGAACTAAAAGCTACATTTGCTACAGCAGAAGAAACTGTAGTTGTATTTAAAAGGGTCATTCCATTATTAGTTAGAGCAGTGGTTGCGTCTATGGTTGTTATTGCCATCAGTCTGCATCCTCTATTGTAAGTTCACCTGCATCAACCATTTCCATAAGTTCATTATAATCTGAATTATCTGTACTTATAGGAACAGCCATAACCACTCCATCATTAAGAACTACTCTTATGTTACTATGACTGCCATCATTAGCCAGTGTATCTTTTATATATTTTGCTGATTTAATATCCATATAATCCCCTATAGTTCTGCACTACCTGAAAGAAAAGCATCATCATCACCTGATGCATATACTATGGCTGCAGCACCATCACTAGCACCACTAGTAGGTATTGGTTCTTGTGATTGCCAAAATAAAGTGCTTGACCTTACACTTCCTGTCAATGCAAAAGTTCCAGTTCCAGTTGCTACTTCAGGATTCCAACTTCCACCAACAGCCATTGTTGGTGCTGCTCTCATTGTTATAGGATGTTGACCTTGATACATAGTACCTGATGTAGAGTTGGTATTAATCTGCATACCATTTGCTCCTAGCGGCCCATAGTCGTGATTTGATATATATTTATAAAAGTAACGTTGACATCTTTGTAAATTATCTCCAAAACTTTCATGTTTATAAGGTGTAGCTACTTGTCCTAATTCTAATTGCACCCCTGTAACATCAAATGTTGCACCTGAAGATTCACTCCAATTTTGTGCAAAGTCTGGCATATAATCATTACTAACTAAAGTATACCAACTTGTTGTATTTGCATTTGAGCCTGTATAACCAGTGGCATAATGAGGTACAACATTTACTGTAAAACCTATCCCATTATCATCATTTATAGTTAAGTTAGAATTACCCTCTATAGTAAATGTAACTTTAGTCCAAGTATCAGCAGATAGAGCAAAAGCCTTTGACCTATAATAATCTGTGCTATCATCTGTAAATACAAATGCATAATATGTTCCTTGTAAACTAGACCTTGCCCAAAAACTTAATGTTATAAAACTGCTTGAAGATTTAAAATTCCAACCACTATTTGCAATATGTTGTGCTTCTATTCTTTGAAAGAATTGAACATATGAAGTTGTGCTACTAGATGTTGATGTATTAGCTGCTCTAATAAAATTATTAAAACCTAATTCATATGGACTACCACTTGTGAGTGATTGTTGAGTTTGAGTTACAGCTACTCCCCCAAAAGAAACTCCCCATCTATCTACTGTTTTTATTTGCGTAGAAGTAGAAGATGTACCTCTTTGTGCAACAGACATATCACCATTAATTATTATGTTAGGGCTAGTTAAACTACCTGCTTCAGATGCTGTAGCTAAATCTGCGAATGTTCTTGCTCTGCTCATCTACGCTTCCTCCAATGCTTTCACTTTGGATTCTAATGTTTCTATTCGTTTAACTAATCCAGCAATAATGTCTTCTTTAACTGTAGAACCATCATCTTTACCATCAGTGCCTGAGTAAACTAATTTTGTTCCTGTAAGCTTTTCTACTTCTCTAACAACCTTCATCATGTCAACATTTACATATGTAAAGTTGTCACCATCTTCTCGTTTATTATCATAAAATTCTTTTGTGTAACTACGTTCTTTTCCATTTTCTATTGTTTTAGTTACTTTGTTAGGTGCAGTTTTTTCAGATAAGTAAGCCCAAGCACCAGTTTCACTTTTACCATCTGGAAGATATTTAAAATTGTGTGGAGATAATAGTGTGTGATTTCCTGCACTATCTGTTGCATAAACTTCACCAGAACTTGATTTTAGATATAGGTTATTATTGTAAAAGTTAATATCGCCATCGCCTGATGTACCATCAAAGTAAAAAGCATCACCATTAGACATAATTTCAAAACGTCTTGTATCATTTAAATGTATTTTAAAATTAATATCATCTGCTGTATATATATATACAATTCCCCCACCCATAGCAAATTGTGCATCTTTATCAACATCTGTTTCATGTAATGAATATGCAGGAGCAGCAGACGCAAAAGTTAAACCACTTGTTGAACCACCAAAACCACCAAAATTTGCAGTTGTTCCAAATCCTACACTACCACCAGATAGTATTTTCATTTTATCAGAACCACCGACTTTAAAATCTATTTGGTCATCAGTGTCAGCAGTAATTGATGTGTCACCATCTGCATCAAGAATAAGTTCAGTGCCATTCATATCTATATTAGAACCAGTTTGAACTTCTAGTGTGTTTGCTTTAAATTTAAAATCGTCAGCACCTGCAATTTTTATATGTATTTCATCATCTGTATCTGCTGTAATAGAAGTGTCTGCATCTGCATCTAATATTAATTCAGTTCCGTTCATGTCTAATGTGCTGTTAGCAGTTACTGCACCACTAAACGTACCACCACTTGTAGCACTTACCATGTCAGCAACAGTAAATATATCATACACCACTACAGTAACTTCATCATTTGCAGCCAACGCTGATAGACCTGCTATGGTATTTGCAGTGTTTGTATTGTAGTCTGTTCCTGTTTTTAACAACACACCATTAAGGTACACATCAACGTATGCACCATCTGTAAATGTTAGAGTAGCACCATTGGCATCTGCTCCACTTACGGATGTGTCATCTGCACTAGCAACGTATATAAATCTATTACGTACTCCAAATCCGTCTGTTGTTTTTCCTATGTATGGCATGTTTATCCTATCTTAATTTATTTGCTTCATCTCTAGCTTTTCTATCTTTATAATCAGAACGGCTAGTTACTAATTTTACAAAGTCTATTTTATTAGATGGTATGCTATCTGTAAAACTATTGTCGTTCATTAGTTTTGTTGTCCATTGTTGTTGCATACGTTTCCAACAGTTATTAATTTTACCTGTTACTGCTGCCTGTACCCAAGCATCAATATCTAATAAATCATTTTTCATTACTGTTTGGTCGGTATCATCTACCTCTACTGTTATTGTTAATTTTGCCATAAAATCTCCTTTAAGATTAATTATTTCGTTAGGCTAATAAGGCAACCTGTAGTGTCATAGAATCATTTGATATTGCACTACTATTGCCAGATACTGTGTAACTTGTTGAATTACCTACACCAGAAAAAGAATCGAATATTACTGTAAAAGTATCATTTGAATCCATATAAATCATTTTTGCACACTGAAGAAAACATTTACTTCCACTAGCACTTGAAACTTGAATATGATTTAATTCTCCTGTCCACATTACTTCAGCTTGATTTGATGCAGTTAATCTACAAAATATATCTGTAATATTAGTTGCAATATTTTCTGTTGCTATTGTTAAAGTTACCATATATGCACCACTTACAGGTGCAGTAAATGTATTAGAACTAAAATCACCATTTACGTCTTTTAATTCTGTGTCAAAAGTAACTACTTCATTATTGTCATTAGCTGTCAATGATTGGTCGGAACTTTTACCAACATAGACAAAACAATTTAATGGTTTTGTTACATGACCTGCACTTGTTGTGGCAATGTGTGTAGTTGTTCCTAATGT